AGGGCTCGGCGGGGTCTTAGGTGGGGGTGCATCATGGCGGATGACGCCAACCAGGCCGCGCACGACGCGGTGAACCATCCGAAGCACTACACGTCGCATCCGAGCGGCATCGAGTGCATCAATGTCACCGAGCATATGGGGTTCAACCTCGGGAACGCCGTCAAGTACATCTGGCGTGCGGACCTCAAGAGTGACGCGCTCGAAGACCTAAAGAAGGCCGTCTGGTACGTCCAGCGCGAGATCGACCGTCGCGCCGCGCTCCGCTCCGGAAGAGCCCAATGACCGCCCTCCGCGCCACGCTCATCGAGCGGTTCACGGATTGGGCCGTTGGCCGGTCACACCCGCAGGAGGTCGTCTCGTTCGACGGAAAGCACGGGTTCAACCGCTACGCCTTTCTGTGGCTGGACGAATTTACCGACGGATCGGGCCGGCGTCATTTCCGGCCGCCGTGGTGGCGCCCGTTCAATATCCTGCTCCACCATTGGAACCCGGAGCCGGGATACTCCGAAGAGATGCACGACCACCCGCGCTGGTCGATCAGCATCTGCATCGCCGGGAAGCTGATCGAGCATACGCCGTGGGGCGACCGAACCCTGACGCCGGGCTCTGTGGTGATCAGATCGCGCAAGGCCATCCACGGGTTTTCTATCCCTGACGGATATAGCGGAAAGACGTGGACCCTGTTCATCGTCGGCCGCCGTAACCATGCGCAGAACACTTATGCGGTCACGGCGAGGGGGGTTGTATGACCACCCTAAGCTTGCCCTATCCCCCAAGCGCAAACAGGTTGTGGCGCAATGTTCCCGGAAAGGGAACGCTGAAGTCCGGCCATTACCGGCTGTGGCTCGCCGAAGCCCTGGCCTCGCTGCGAGAGCAGCGCGTGCCGACGCTGATGGGTCCGTACCGGCTGACCATCTACGCCGTTCGCCCCGACAACCGCAAGCGCGACCTGGACAACATCGCCAAGCCGATCAGCGACGCCCTGAAGGACGCTGGCGTGATCGAAGGCGACCACCTCGCGCAATCCATCCTCCTCATGTGGTCTGACGCCCAGCCCATCAAAGGCGGCGCGATCGCTGTGTATCTGGAGCCCGCCTAATGCTCCCCCTCACCACCAAGCAAGCCGAGTTCAAGGCGCTGATCGTCAAGCTGACGGTCAATGACGTACCGCCGAGCTATCAGGAACTCGCCGACGCGTCGGGCCTTGCTGGTCCGCCGGCCGTCAACCGGTTGCTCCGTGCCCTGAAGGAGCGCGGCCACGTCGCCTTCGAACACGGCCGAGCCCGCACGCTCCGCGTCATCGAGCCCGACCTTCCGTCCATCGAGGGCCTCACGAAGCTCCAGCTCGTCCGACTGCGCGGCGAGATCGACGCGGCCCTGGCGGCGCGGTTCGCGGAGGCGGCGTGATGCGGCGTCTCCCCGATGCTGAAGCCGCGCCGTTCATCATCAGCGTCTTGGCTGCCGGTGAAGTCGCCGACCGTCTGGCCGCGCAACGTCCGCGCCCGCCGCTGAACCTGCGCGGCCCGAGCCGCCAGAACCCCGACCCCGCCAAGCGCCGACGCAATCCCTGCCGCGACTACGGCCTAGCCCCGAGCGAGCTGCCCGAATGGCGCTGGCTCATGACCCGCAAGAACATGACCGCGATTGAGGCCGCCAACGTGCTCCTCCGCTCGCGGCGGGAGAGCGTCTGATGGCCTCGGGCTCCTACTTCACCTACGAGGAGCGGGAACGCGTTCGCCAGCTCTTCGCCGAAGGGTGCAGCCGCGACAGCATCGCGGAGAAGCTGGGTCGCTCGCGCTCGGCCGTCGACCGTCAGATGAACCAGATGGGGCTGCGGAGCACCCCCGTTCGTCGCGGCCCGCTCTTTAAGCCCGAGGGGACTTACCAAGTCCCGCCCAAGCGCCCGAACGACCACCTCGCCCACTGCCAGGCCATCATGGGCGCAGACGAGCCCGGCAAGCCCTACGGCTGCGGCTTCCCGGTCTGCGTCATCCCGCCGGCCTACCGCGTGGCTGCATGAGCCCGCTCGCCTTCTATCGCGACCTGATCTCCAAGGGCGTCCCCGAAGCGGCGGCCTATGAGATCGCGTCCAAGTTCGAGGCCGACCGCGAAGCCGAGGTGCGCGCCCTATACGAAGGGTTGATGGATCGGCTGGCGAGCGCCGACCCAGCCGCGCCGTCGGTGGACAAGCGCCAAGCCCGCAATGCCAGATACTACCAGAACAAGCGTCTTAAAGCGTCTGAAAATAAGACGGATAAGACGGTTTCAGACGTTTCAGACGCCAGTAAGACGGTTTCAGACACCGCCCTTACGTGTGTGCGCGAAGTAGGTCTTACTTCCTCACTACGTTCGGAAGATAAACCTCCTGTCTCTCCTGACGGAGAGACGCCCCCTCCAAAACTCAAGCTCGCCAAGCCGAACGGCTTTGCCCGGTTCTGGGACGCCTACCCGAACAAGGTCGGGAAGCGTGCCGCGGAGGCCGAGTACGAGCGCGCCCTGAAGCGCATTTCCGGGCCAGACCCGCCGAAGATCATCCTCGCTGGCCTGGAACGGGCCAAGCGCAGCCGACAGTGGGCCGAGGGTTTCATCCCGCACCCCAAGACCTGGCTGCACCAAGACCGCTGGGAAGACCAGCCGACCGAAGTCCAACCCAACCCCCGGCAAGCCAATGGACCTCACCACAACCAACGACAACCGACAGCTCGCGACGACCGCCTCAGCCGAATGCTCGCCGGCGCTATGGCGTCAGCTGACGAGCGACCGGGAGGGATGGGAGGAGGCAGCGATGCGCCTTGCGCACTTCCACCGCCCCGAAGTGTCGGCGGTGGCAGAGCGGCTTGAGGCGCACGCCGACGAGTGCGGCGCGAAGGCTGTAATCGCCGAGCTGATGCCGCTGGTGACGCTCTATGGCGTCCCGGATCGCTCCGAGCGGGAGTGGGAGATGTTCTGGCGCTTCTACATCGAGGCGCTCAGCAATCTCCCGCTGGAGTCGCTGCGAGCGGGCGTCGCGGACTATGTAGGCCGCAGCAGCAGCGAGTTCTTCCCCAAGCCCGGCCCGCTCAAGGCGATCTGCGCAGAACATGCCGCGCCGATCTGGAAGGCGGTGGGCCGCGTCCGTCGAGCCCTGCAAATCGAGCCGAAGATCGCCGAGCGCCACTTCCGCTGACTAACCCCTTACCCCCATAAACCGAGAGAAGGACTGAGAGATGACCAGACTGAACCAAACCCAAGACGTGATCGCCCAACTAGCCGATGCGACCCAGGACGGCGCGATGCTGGGGTCTGGCTATGCCTCCAACGAGGCTATGGCTCCGACCACCTGGGGCCGCGTCAACTTCACCCGCGAGGACGGCTGCGCGCAGATCAGCATCGATCGCCATCTGCACGGCGATGAGGCGGTCGAGTTCGAGAAGATGGTCCGCGAGTTCTTCGCCGTCCGCGAGGCCAAGGTGCGCGAGATGAAGGAGCGGGCGTACGGAGAGGCCCGCGACGCGCAACTGCGGGCGCTCGCGTCGTCTCAGCGGCTCCGAGCCGAAGGGAAGATCGCCTAATCCAGATCGCAGAGAGCTTGGTGGGAGCGCGGGATATGGGTTCCAGCGTCCCCGCTGCGCTCCCCGGGAGGAACAATTCCCCCCCTGACCACCACCCCCAGGAGCAGAACTGAATGGCCCGCAAGCGCAAAGGCTCGAGCAAAGCCGGCCGCCCCCGCAAGGGCGGCGCCCGCTACCCGTCTGGGAAGCTGAAGCCGCAAGGGCCGAACGAGACTGTGCTGGCCCGGCGCAAGGCTGGCGATGCCTCGGCCGGCGAGCACCCGCTGGACTTCGCACTCAGCCAGAAGTGGATCACCGAGCGCGAGCACAAGGACGCGATGGCCTACCGGGCGGCCTACAATCGGGCGCACATCTCGGGCCCGCGGCTGAGCCTCGGCGGCTTGTGCGAAGTCCCGCCAAGCGATCAGCTCCGCATGAATTGGTCGCAGATGTCGGACGCCGAGATCGCCGAGATCTTCGACCGCGTGTTCAGCGGCGATCCTCTGCCAGGCGATCGCGAGGCGATGGAGCAAGCGGCGCTGGAGAAGTGGAAGCGCCTCAACGCCGCCCTGACACACCAGGAGCGCGAAGAGCTGTTCATGGTCTGCGTCGTCGGCTCGTGGCCGTTCTGGATGCCGAAGAAGGCCGCCGACCGGGCGCTCGGCTCAAAGGACACGCTGAAGGAAGGTGCGCTTCTGGCTGGGCTCGAAGCGGTGGGCCGCGCCCTGCGTACGCCGAAGCGCAAGGCCGAAGTCATCACCAGCGTGCCGTTTCGCCGCACCCGCGCCGCACGGAGCGAACAGCCGGTGCGCTATGAGACGGAAGAGGGGATCGAGGTGCGGCCCGAGTCCGAACGCGGCGTGCCGTTCGAGGTCAGCATTTTGCGGAAACGAGCTTGACAGCTACAACATGCTGTGCCATGACTACCTAAATGAAATTCTCGGCGAAGTGTAATTAGCGCCGCCGAAGCCCATCAGAGCCGCCTTGAGCCCAACCCGCTCGGCGGCTCTTTCTGTACAGGCCGCCCAGACACAACGACACCAGACACGGCCTCAAAGGCCGATGCTTCACCCCTGCGTCTGCGAGCTGGCTACCCCACACCCGCGAGGGTTCATGTGCATCACACTCGGATCTTGGAAGCCAAGCGCCAGGCCGAGAAGCTGAACCGCTACCGGATCAAGCACCACAACGGCTCAGCGATCCTCTGGCGCATGGACGAAAGCTGGCGGATTGCCGGCGTGTTCTGTTCCGACCTCGCCGCAGAAGACTACCTGCTCAGCAAGCTCCCGGCGATCGAGAGCGAGCTTTAACGAGGCGCCATGTCGAAGCTGACACCGAAGCGCCGCGCAGCGCTGCCCGCCAACGTCTTCGCCGGCCCCGGCCGATCGTATCCCATTCCAGACAAGGCCCACGCCGCGAACGCCAAGGCTCGCGCCACTCAGATGGTGGCCAAGGGCAAGCTCGCGCCGTCCACGGCCGAGAAGATTCGCTCTAAGGCTGATCGCGTTTTGAGGGGGAAATAGGTCCCTTAGGCCTGCTCTAGCATGGCCACCCGGAACAGGTGTTCCTTGAAGCCGCCGTCCGGCTCTACAGCCCAAGTGCACCACACGCCCGGCCGGCCATGGGCATCGTTCCCGACATGGCTGACGGTCATCTTTGGGCCGCCGGACTTCAGGCGAACGACGTCGCCAACGGAAAAGACTGATTCGCTCATACCTAGAGTATAGCGAACCCGCCAACTCGCCGCAAAGAAACCCGCGGCTAGGAGGGGTTATGGCCGGAGGCCGTCCCAGCAAATTCAAGCCCGCCTTTGTCGAGCAAGCGCGCAAGCTGGCTGAGCTTGGCGCGACGGACCGGGAAATCGCTGGCTTCTTTGAGGTCGCGGAAAGCACGCTGAACCTCTGGAAGCAGGAGCATCCGGAGTTTTCGGAGTCCCTAAAGGTCGGCAAGGACAAGGCTGACGATCGTGTCGAGCAGGCGCTTTATCGTCGCGCGCTCGGCTACAGCCACGATGCGGTTAAGATCCACGTCGCTGGCGACGGGGCGATCACGCAGGTTCCCTTCGTGGAGCGCTACGCACCGGACACGACGGCGGCCATCTTCTGGCTGAAGAACCGTCGCAAAGAGGACTGGCGCGACGTGAGCCGACAGGAGCAGACGGGCGCTGATGGCGGCCCGCTGACTGTCGTGATCAACAAACCGGCGTGACGGAGCGCAAGCTAGAGCTCCCCAATCAGTGGGAGCCGCGCCCCTACCAAAGCGCTCTCTGGCGCTACATGCACGGCGGCGGAAGGCGAGCTATTGCGATCTGGCCGCGCCGGCACGGCAAAGACGACCTGGCGCTGCACTACACCGCCTGTGCGGCCCATGAGCGGGTCGGCGTCTACTGGCACTTGCTGCCGCAACAGAACCAGGCCCGGAAAGCCATCTGGGACGCGGTGAACCCGCATACTGGACGCCGGCGCATAGACGACGCGTTCCCGAAGGATCTGCGGGAGACGACCCGAGAGCAGGACATGCTGATCCGGTTCAAGACCGGCTCGACGTGGCAGGTGATCGGGTCCGACAACTACGACGCTCTCGTGGGCACGCCGCCGATCGGCGTGGTGTTCTCAGAGTGGGCGCTGTCGAGCCCGCAAGCTTGGTCGCTGATCCGGCCGATCCTGCTGGAAAACGGCGGGTGGGCGATCTTCATCACTACGCCCCGCGGCCGGAACCATGCTTACCGCATGTTCCAGATGGCGGAGGCGTCCGGCGACTGGTTCGCCGAGCATCTGACGGCCGAGACCACGGGCGTCTTCACGGCTGAGCAGCTCGCCACGGAAAAGGCGGAGCTTGTCACAGAGCGCGGCGAAGCGGACGGCGAGGCGATCTACGATCAGGAGTATATGTGCTCGTGGTCGGCGGCGCTTCCTGGGGCTTACTACGCCAGGATCATTGACCAGATAGAGCGCGACGGCGCGCTGACGCGGGTTCCGTACAACCCGGCCCGGCAGGTTCACACCGCCTGGGACCTCGGAGCCAGCGACACCTTCGTCATCTGGTTCATGCAGAAGACGCCGGGCGGCTGGGCGGCAATCGACTACGTAGCGAACACTTCGGTCGGCGTGGACTGGTACGTTCGGGAGATCAAATCCCGGCCGTACATCTACGGCGAGCACCTTCTGCCGCACGATGCGGACAACAAGAACCTGGCGCTACCGGAGGCGGCGAGCATCGCCGAGACGGTGCGGACCATGGGCCTTCAGAACGTTCGCGTCGTGCCTCGCACGCCGAGCGTCGCCAACGACATCAACGAGGTCCGCAAGGTTCTGCCGACCTGCGTGTTCGACGCCGAGAAGTGCGCGCACGGCGTTGATGCGCTGCGGTCGTATCGGCGGGTCTGGGACGAGAACCTGAAGGCCTACCGCGACACCCCGCTTCACGACTGGGCGTCTCACCCGGCCGATGCGTTCCGCACCTTCGCCGTCGGCAAGCCGCAAGAGCGCGACGACCGCGAGGACGCTTACGACGGCTGGCGCGACGAGGCGGGCCGCAGCGACGTGTCTGGGTACTGAGCATGGATCGCCGGCCCCACTACTTCGCAGGCGATGGCCGGTGTGTCTGGTGTCGCGTTTCGATGGAGCGTGTCTCGGATCGCCGGGCCGCGCCGTTCTGCGCCGAACGTCCTGACGCCGATGTGGCGACGGAGGAAAGCATGTCCGACGCCAGCAACGTGACGGGGTACTAGGCCGTGAGCGAAGCCTACGACGCGCCCGCAGAGCCGATGGACGCCCAGCCCGAAGGCGCGGACGAACAGGCCCAAGGCGCAGCGCCCAACGTTCATCAGAAGCTCCTCGGCTTCATCCAGAGCGCCAACATCGCCGAGGATCTGGACGACAGCACGCTCGCCGCGATCGGCTGCAAGGTCTGCGAAGAGTTCGAGATCGACATCGACTCCCGCAAAGCTGAGGGCTTCGAGGAGCGCATCGAGGAGGCGCTGAAGCTCGCGAAGCTGGCCAAGGAGGAGAAGTCCTATCCGTGGCCCAAGGCCTCGAACGTCAAGTACCCGCTGATCATCCAGTCGGCGATCCAGTTCAACGCCCGGTCCTATGCCGCGCTGATCGATGGCCCCAACATCGTCAAGGGCCGCGTCGAAGGCCAGCCGACGCCGGAGAAGGAAGACCGCGCCGAGCGCATCGGCCGGCATATGTCCTACCAGCTCCTCGAGGAAATGAGCGAGTGGGAGGAGGACACCGACCAGCTTCTATTGCGCTTGCCGATCGTCGGGACGCTGGTCCGCAAGACCTATTTCGATCCAATCCTGCAGCGCAATTGCAGCCATGTGATCGGCCCGGACCAGTTCGTGGTGAACTATCGGGCCAAGCGCGACCTGTCGGTCTGCCCTCGGGCGACGCAGATCATCGAGCTCTATCCGCACGAGATCACCGAGAAGATGCGCGCCGGCTTCTGGCTGCAAGTCGATCTCGGCCGCCCGCAGGACGCCAGCAACGACGATCAGGCGCCGCACACGTTCCTGGAGCAACACCGGCTCTGGGACCTCGACGGCGACGATTACCCCGAGCCGTACATCGTCACGGTCCACAAGGAGACACAGAAGGTCGTCCGGATCGTCGCGCGGTTCTACGAGGACGGGATCAAGCTCAACCAGCGCGGCGAGGTGGTGGCGATCAAGCCAACCCCGTACTTCGCCAAGTACGGATTCATCCCCTCGCCGGACGGCGGCTTCTACGACCTCGGCTTCGGCACGCTCTTGGAGCCGATGGCCAAAACCATCAACTCGACCATCAACCAACTGATGGACGCCGGCCACCTGGCCAACGTGCAGGGCGGCTTCATCGGCGAGGGCGTGTCGATCAAGTCCGGCAACATGCGCTTCCAGCCGGGCGAGTGGAAGAAGGCCTCGGCCGCGGGCGGCAACCTGGCGCAGAACATCGTCCCGCTGCCGGTCAAGGAGCCGTCGAGCGTCCTCTTTCAGCTCCTCGGGATGCTGAT